TCACCACCTAGGTTTAACGTAGTAGATACTTCACATGAATATCTATCTTTATGTCTTGCTAGGATATCTCCTTTTTTATAAATTCTTGCATAGGAATAAGTAGGACTTAACTTTAGTCCAGTTTCTTTATTCATTTTGTCATTTAATTGACCAAGTAATGTTTCCATAACTAAATCACCATAGTGTGAATAAGTATTAGGAACTTGCTCATCATTCCATACACCATACTCTGTATTAAAAGGTGATAAGTATTTTTGATCAAATAAAAATCTAGCTGCAGTTCTTTTGTTTAAAAAATAAGTATAAACAAACTCTGCTAGTTCAGGTGATATTGCTGCTTTTAATACTTTATATTTATTTTTCTTAAACGACATTTAATACTCCTTTTGGTATTGCTTGGCAGTTAAAATGAATAAATCTAAACGGCTCTATACCTAAATCAACAATGTATTGATGAGGCATGTAAGACGGAAAGAATATCATTCTACCGGGTTGAACTTTATAATGCACAGCTGAACTGGCATAAGTTACTTTTGTTTTATCTAATTCAGGTAAAAGATTCATCAAATTACCTGGTCTTGGATCTTCAAACAAAGGCATGGATGTTTTATCACTAGCTTTTAAAAAATAAAAACCAGATATATGACCATTCCAATGTGTATGCAATGTATGGTGTCCTCCACCATCTTTAGCAAATTCTTGTACCCACATTTCTGTAGTAAATAATTGATGGCCAGACATATCAAAACCCATTTCTAAAAGTAAGTTATGTGAGGTTGCACCTATATAATCTGTTAATGTTTTAAATTTTTCATCACCTATTAATGATGTTGAATGATAAACACTACCTAGATCTCCTTTAGTTTTATTTGTCTTGTTACGTTTATCTATATTAGGTTGCATAGTTTTTTTAGCTACTTCAATATATTTATCTGAAGCTTTATCTATTTCACTAACAAATTCGGGTGCATCACCAAACCATATAGGACATTTAAAATATTCTTCTCTATTTAATTTTTCAGGGTATTTAAGTTTTTTAATTTTTTTCTTTTTTTTCATATCTTTCTTATTTAAATGGGTATCCAAGGTTCCAAATTACTAGACTATGTCTAATACCACTTTTGACCGGTTTAACTCTATGCCATACATCAGAAGGAAATACAACTAAAGAACCTTTAGATCTTATTTCTTTTAATACATGGGTATTTGCTTTCTTATCCGGATCTCTGTTTCTCATGTCAAATTCCAACTCTCCACCACTATAATCTTTGTCATTAGATAAAGATAAAGTTACAGATAACTTTCTTTGTTTACCATGTGAATTAGGGTCTTCTAGATTATAATAAGGTTTATCCCAACTATCACAATGCCAATCATAGTATTGGCCTTTTTTATATTTTGTAAATTGACATGACTCAGAAAAATTCCATTCAAAATTCCAATTAGCATCTCTGTTAGCTTGATGAATATAAGGGTGTATTGTATTATAAATCCAACGTTCATTTAACCAAACAACATCTGAATCTCTTTTCTTTTTTAAATCTTGTACTTCTTTTTTATTTAATTTTCTATTATCTAGCCCACCAGTAACTGCCATTTGATCTTGAATAGATTTTGCATAACGCACAATATCATCACATACATGATGAGGTATGGCATCTTTAAACCAGTAGTAATAATTTTGTAATTGCATATGTCTTTATAAAGACAGTATAAAAGAAGATTAAATGATTGTCAATTATTAGTTAGTCCAAGTTCCTGCTCTAACATTTGAATATAATGATTGCATTGACCAAACCCCTGGTGCGCTTGCTGCTATTGATGCTGCAGGTTCTTTTATAATTACAACACCTGAACTACCACTTCCACCATTACCACTTGATCCTGCAACTCCGCCACCGCCACCACCTGAACCTTTATTATTTTGTCCGTTAGCACCTGTTCCACCTGTTGGATTACCAGCACCGCCAGCACCAGCACCTGCACCGCCGCCATTACCACCTGGGCCACCACTAGGGTATCCACCACCACCTCCGCCGCCACCGGCGTATGCTACTGGACTTCCTGTAATTGTATAATTTGCACTAGAGCCACCATCTGCTCCTGTAGATGAACCTGGGTTATTTGCTCCTGCTCCACCAGCCCCACCTCCACCGGCATTAGCATAATTAGAAGAAGCTGAATTACCGCCATCATTTCCTTGACAGGCAGTCCCACAACCACCAGCTCTTGGAGAAGTTGCTCCTGGAAAACTTCCAGCTGCTCCACCACCTGAACCACCGGGTTGACCTAATGTAACAGCGCAAACTTGTCCACCACCTCCACCACCAGCTATTGCTGTTAATGAATTAAATGTTGAATTAACTCCTGGATTTCTTTGAGCAGTAGTAGTACTAGCTCCACCTCCACCAACAACTACTGCGTAATCTACACCACCAGTTACAGGAGAACTTGGAGTATTTATAACACCACCTGCTCCACCTCCGCCACCACCACCGCCGCCGGCTCCACCACCTGCTATTATTAAAGCTTCAACATTAGCTGTTGCCTGAGCTGTTAAAGTCCCTGATGAATTGAATGTAGTTGTCTTTGCTGATAAACACTGTGCTGGGTTAAATGTATTACTTACACCTATTACTCCGCCGTTTTGTGAGCTGTTTGTTGGGCTACCCATATCTTAGTTCTCCTTATGCGGATACCCAAGCTAGTGCTGATGCATCCCAATTAAAATTATTTACTGGATCTTCTCTATCTTTTGCAGTCCATCTTAAATTTTCTTCGTTCCAAGAAATAAGTTTAGGAGACTCTTCTGTTCCTGTATCTGTTGGATATGTAACCGGTGCTTGCCAATCATCATTAGCATCTAATGCCCATGAAGCATGAGGCTGTGGACTTATAAATTTATTTTTTGCAGCGTCATATGTATAACCCATGCCTGCATATTGTTTTCTAAAATTGTTATTGTAAGAAGTTTGTTTCCAATTAGGGGTTTTAAAAAAATTAACACACCATGTTTCTCCATCAACATGCATGTCATTTTCTCCTAAAGGACCTGTTGCTGTTGTAACATCGTTACCAACAACAACTACTCTTGTAACTACGTTATTGTCATCTAATTCTGCGAAATGTGCCATATTATTATTCTCCTTAAAGTTTGTTTATATAATTTTTTATTCCTAGTGTCAATTATTGAAATTTATATCTAATAACAACTATACCAGAACCACCATTAGCACCAGCTATTGGATAATTAGTATTATTAGGACCACCACCGCCACCACCAGTATTTGCAGTTCCTGCAACTCCAATACTTCCATCTGCTTGTCCTATTCCACCACCACCACCAACGCCACCAACATTAGCAGCTGGAGCAGGTGTTGTACCTGAAGTAACTCCATCTGAAGCTCCACCACCAGCATAATATCTATAAGAACCACATGGTTCTCCGTTAGAACCAAAAGCTGTAGGAAACCCACCGCCAGCTCCACCAGCTGCAATAGCATTACTAGCATTTGTACCAGCACCTATAAAACCTCCACCTGAACCACCACCACCATCTGGAGCAGATCCTGGTCTAGCACCACCAATCATACCTTGGGCTGGACTTGTTGGAGGAGTATTACCAGCACCAGCAGTTTTGTTTAAACCACCACCCGATGCTCCACCACCTGATCCTCCTGAGTTACCTGGTCCACCACCACCGCCGTGATAACCACCAGCACCACCACCAGTTGCTGTTAAACCTAAACCACTTGAATCTGTACCTCTTCTTGTACCAGGATTTCCTTGAGGACCTGATGATCCCACATCACCAGCACCTACTACGATTGAATATGCTTGAGCTGTTAATGTTACAGCAGAAACACACGCTGTTCTTGGAGCACTTGGGCCTCCATTTGAATAAGTTGTTGCAGAAGCTCTAACACCACCTGCACCTCCACCTCCTGGTGCATTACCATTACCATTACCACTTGATCCAGCTCCTGCTACAATTAAATAATCGGCTTTACTAAATACATCGGGTTGACCCACTGCTGCTTGTGTAACCGTAAATGTTCCAGAAGATGTAAATGTGTGTACTTTATAATCTGTGTCAACAGTTGTAATTGTTCCACCTGTTGCTGAAATAAATGCGGGAGTTGAAACCCAATTATCATTTTTTACAAAATTATATACTGTATTCATTGACCAAACACCTGGTGCACTTTCTGCAACTGGGTATGCTGGTTCTTTAATAACTACTATACCTGGTCCACCTGCTCCACCTGCTACTGCAGTTTGACCAATAACTCCATTACCACCATTACCTGTATTATTTCCACCGGCTGCGCCTGCAACACCTGGACTACCTACTGAACCAGTATTTCCAGCATGACCACCACCACCGCCTCTTGCATAAGTTACTGGACTTCCTGTAATTGTGTTTGCTACTCCAGCACCAGCTGCTCCACCACCTGAACCCGCTTGACCAGCACCGCCAGCACCACCACCGCCACCTGAGTGTAATCCCGGATCAGTTCCAGCACCACCAGCAGTTCCTTGAGCCGGACTTGTTGGAGGAGTGTTTCCTGAACCACCAGCCACACTACTATTTGAATTACCACCAGCACCCGATCCACCATCTTTGTTTGGGTTGGGTTCACTTGCACCACCACCACCAGTAGATGTTATAGTTGCACATCCTGCATAATTAAAAACTGAATTTACACCCCGAACACCACCGCCACCACCGCCACCGACTGTAATTGCATAAGAAGTGCCTCCTACTACTGGAACTGCAGATCCTCTTGTTGGACTTGGTGTAGTAGGTCCTGAAGCTCTATATCCACCAGCACCACCACCAGCACCACCATGATAACTAGCAGGAGCA